ATTGAGCATCTGCACTTGACAGCACTGGGATCGGCAAACTACTCGGACGCTATTGTCCAGTTGGAAGACACGATGGATAACTTGGCCAAGGTCAAGGCAGAGATCGAACGCATCCAGCGGATGTCCGGTGGTGGAGGTGGTGGGTCCGGTATGCCAATAGCAGCGGCTCCTCGTTAAACAGGAACCAGTACCGTGACCCCCAGTTGGCGTCAGCAATGTGTTGAGTACTTGGCGGCGGATCCCACCAATTGGGTCCGCTTAGCCGAGCTCTTTGCCAAGGTTGAACGGGATATTCCCATTCACCTTGCCATGCGCAGACAAGCCAATAAATATCGGTCTGAAGATGTAGGTCTCAATACCGCACGTTGGCGCATGTTTCTATCACATGTCAGTCCCTTGGTAGAACGTGTCGACTGTAATGGTATCCAGACTTATCGGGCGCAACGTACCGATAGGGTGCGCTTGCGTCCGGAGGAAGAACCTTGCAAATGTGGTGGTCCTCGCTATCTATCTGCTTGGGGTGACCAGCGGGGTCGTGGACGTGGTAGGGAATATACCTGCCTAGACTGTTCAAGACCACAGATTGTCGAACCATTTACAATAGAGTGGATAGATCCATCTGAACTAGTTAAACCCATAGTGGCAAAGCCAAAGCTCAAGCCCAAGCCTCTACCTAAAGTTAAGGCCAAGCCACGGTATATAGTCCCTACACAGGCTGTTACACCCACTTCACCCAGACCACAACCTATACTGAGAAAGATAACTCCTACACAGGCTGTTGGTCCTTCACCTAAACCTATTATCCACGAAAGGGAGGCCAAGCACTTTCTAGCATTAGGACTACTAAATACTTATGATGAGATTTGGGAAGAATGTGCATTCCGCTGTCTAGCCCCTCGGTTTCAGAATGATCCTAAGCTGGTTAGAAAACTACGGCGAGCATTAGAAGCAGGTATGCTTGATGAGTTTGTCCGTTTCAATAATCGGCAAGATAGATTTATAGAGGTGAATACGATTATCAGTGATGTAAAGTGGTTAAAGGATGTAAATAACCAAGAACGCTATGTATTTGACTTATCTAAAATCGATTTTTCAATATTTGATAAACGAGGTGAAGAGTGGGCATCCAGATCTCTAACAACGGTCCAACGTAAGAGAGGGATTGATAACTTTATTGGTGCCTATGCTTTTGGTGCCCAGGCTATTTTTTCTATAGGAACAGCAGGTAGATTGGTAGCTATTGTAAAGGAGATTGAGAAGCTCGTACCAAAACCCAAACCTCAAGTTCAACAACAAAAGACTACCTGGCTTACACCTATAAAGAATAAAGCCCGTAATGTTCTTAGTCGGTTTCGTAACCGATAACACAATGGTGGGACAATGCTATACAGAAGAGCAGTGCTTGCCAATATCGACTCTTTCCTTGCTGAGAACCCTAATATGGGGATACCAGATCTGGGAGATATATGTGGTACCGCAACGATAATACTTTTCTACAACCCAAACATCACAACCGAAGATCTATCGGACGAGCTAGACGTCAGTTACTATTCAGCAGAGCGAGTCCGAACCTTGGTAAAATTAACGTTGACACATCTAGAAAAGGAACCATGGTGATGATCAATGACGGCTAGTTTTTCAGGGGGAGAAGTTAGAATGGGTGGTGGCTATAGTGGCCTATATCAGGGTACACCTGTAGGCTATCGACTCCTTGTGGCAAAACCTGAAAGTAAGAACTGGGTTGAGGCCAAGTGTGAGAGGATGCAGCCATTACTAATCATACTTCGGGACCTTGAAAACATTGACTACGAGTTTATCAAACTCGAACGAATCTTTGGAGGCTAACATGCCAATAGCCAAGTACCGTTATCTACCTAGCCGGCCTATCAAGTTTGCTGACATGAACGATACACGGTGGTGGTACACCGAAGCACCACCTGCTATGGCTGAGAATATGGCCGGCTTACCAACTAGCAGACATGAGTTTGGTGTTATTGGTACCGACCGGATGTTGTTGGAGTCGGTTAGAGAGAAGGCGGGTCTTACCCCGTATGCAGAATGAAAGAATATGGCCTAAACGGTAGACACAGGCTACAATCCAAACACCAACCCAAACACAAACCTAAACTACTACACAAACTGTCCAACCCTTTTACCAATTGCTCTTTTTGTCAAAGTAACAGTTTTTTTGAAGGACCTGAAATCAATATGGAAATGGTTGTAAAGTGTGCTGATTGTGGTGCACGATTTAATATCGCTGCTCTGCCCAGTGGTACTTTTCTATTAGAAACATTATCCGGACCCGTAGAAGGATATTCCGGATAGGATTGGCACCTCGGTTGTCCTTTGCCGAGGGGTCTCACCAGCAGGTTGCAGCTCCCCTCTCTCCACAGGCTTGGCGGGGATGCTGGAAGTCCTGCTATCGCGTGCAGCCAATAGGGCCCGAAGGGTGAGACCAGGGCCCACCAAGCTACAGCCCCGGCCGCAGCTAGAAGCGGTGCGGGGTTAGGGGGTCGATCGGTGGAGGGGGATCTAGGGTCGGACGCGGCCCTCCCTGTGGAAGCTGATCGGCCCCCGGCGCCATCCCTATAAAGTCAGCAAGGCCAAAAACGCTGAGCATTCCTGCGGCAATCTTTTTGCGATTAAGTGCAAAAAGATTTGCATCTACATCTTGCAAACGCATCAAGACTGCTTATATCTTATTGCGTAGGGAGTGCATAGCGCGCTTCCAAAAATTCGGAGCTAACCCAGATGTCCACCCTGCTTTCGACCGTTTCAGGCTTTGCGATGCTGCCCCCGTCCGCTCAGTACAGCACGCGCCTGTCGGTCAAATCCTCGAGCAGCAATCGGACCTACGTGATCGCGCAAAATGCGAAGACCGGTGCCTGGTCCTGCTCCTGCCCGGCCAGCATCTTCCAGAAGGGCCCGCGCTACAACGCCAAGCCTTGCAAGCACATCCGGGCCCTGAACCTGGTGCCCATGCAGCTCGCGGCCTAGGCCCAGACTTAGGGAGCCGGGGAGAAGATAAACAATATCAACCGGCTCCCCCTCGATCGGTCCGAACGCGTTACGGTGTCGGGCCTTTTGGGGTGTCAGAAGGAGAAAAAGGAGATGAACCTACCTCAGACCACCTTGCCGGTCGACCCGATGGAATTCCTGAGGAACCTAGCTCTAATGGTCCTCAATCACTACTTTCCAGGGTTCAACCTAGTCACGGAATCTGAGATGGTTCTTCTCGCTATCCGGTATCAACTCGCTATCTAAGGAGATGAAAATGACCACCAAAACTTTGCAACAGCTCAAGCAACTGAAGTACTGGAACGAGTGTGTCGTCGCTGCCGTACTCGTGGTGTCCTGGGTCGCCGCTTGTTGGTTGACCCACCAGTCACCCTTGCCCTTCTAAACAGGAGATCAAAATGGAAGCCTTGATGATCGTTATGACAACCTGGTACTTTGTCCACGCAGGTTACAGTCCCCTTATCGGACTTGTAGCGTTAGGCGTAGTAACGGCGGGTGTAGGAGCCGTGATCTTTGCAACCCGCATCTGGAAAGCCCGCCGGGGCCCAATCCTCTAACCCCATCTTAAAGAGGAGTACACATCATGAATAAACTCTTAGCCAATTGCGCAGCGTTTGTTAACGCAGCCACCGCGGTCATCATTATGGCGACTTGCTTCATTGCTGGTGTGATGTCCAACAGTTTCGCCGTCTTTGTTCTCGCAAACATTATTGGGTTCTTTGTCACGCTAGCGGTTTGCGGGATCCTCGCACTACTCATCGATATGCGGGCGGAACTCATCCAAATCCGCCAAAAGCCATAAAGCAAAAAACAACCCAATGGCCCGAACGCGTGATGGCGTCGGGCCTTTCGGGGTGTTAGCACAAACGCTAAACATAGGAGATGACAATGAACGAATCTAAAAGCATCATTAGCGCCGCCGTTGTTCTCGTCGGGGTTATGGGAGCGTTCTACGGAACCAAGGATTGGGTAGTGAAGGAGTTCCCGGTCCAGCATGATGGCCATCACGTTTCGGCCAATTATGCCTCGGCGGTTCCAACCGGTGGTGACTATGGTGGTGTACCGGTAAGCGAGCTGCCCGCCTGGGTCACTGCAGTCTTTGCCACCAGCGAGTCTGAAGCTGAACTCGAGATGAAGGCTCTCGTTACTGGTGTCGACTCCGGTGAGCTCGGACCACAGGTCAAGTGATGCTACCCCGAATCTTTCTCTTCCTGGCCTTTGCCGTGGGAGTAGCCTTACTAACCCAAATCATCTAGGAGAAGCACTATGACTAAACACCCAGAAGTCAATGTTAAATTGGTTGGTGATGACAGCAATGCCTTTGCCATTCTAGGGCGATGCTCGTCCGCCGCACGTCGTACCGGTCTACCCGAAGAGGAGATCGATACCTTTTTCAAAGAAGCTACTCAGGGCGATTACAACCACCTGCTGGTCACGTGCATGAACTGGTTTAACTGCGAATAAATCGTATAATATCTAGAAGGAGGATTGCCATGATCGGCCACGCACTAATCATCCAAACGGACGGAACACACGAACTGACCGACTTCGACAAGCCACCCAAACTTGCATTCTTGCAGCAGTCTGTTGGTGGGTTTATCGAGACCGTACCGTACTTCCACTCGTTTGTCCCACCAGGTTCTAACGAGCCGGTGCCTTGCGTTGCCTTTTGTGATGAGGAAGGCAAACTTAAAGATTCACCCAGACTAGGCATCAATCACGAGGCCACACAACTGTGGATAAAGGCCTATCCCCATTGTGATGACATCCTGATTGGGCCGATCGTCATACTCTGGGGTGATGCCGCTTTTATGAGGAGCCTGTAATGCTTTGGAAAAAGAAACACCCACAAGCAACGATGGACATGCTCGGTTTTCTACCGATGATGTTTGACGATCTTGATCCTAGACCGGCAGCGGAACAGGCCAATGCCAACTATAGTCACGGGGGCGGGTGGAAATCCTTCCCAGGTCACAAGATGCTACCCAACGGGAACATTCAGTATCCCGGTGATCCCCCCACCCGCCTGCTGTTCGAGACACAGCTGCGGGACGAAACGATTCGGTTCTACGAACACGCATGGGTCGCTATCATACAACCCGACGGATCGTTCGAAGTCTGCAGAATGGATTAAAATAATTGCAGGGCGGCGCAAAAAAGTTTGCGCCAGCCCTTGCAATTCGCTTCTAAATGCTTATATCTATGTAGTCGGGCATAGCGCTCGCTCATAGCGGATCTAGCAGATGTTCACCCAAGCCGCAGATGTTAAAACTTACACCCTCGCAGGTCACGCCACCCTGACGCTCACCAGCCAAAAGACGGGCGCGCGGTACACTTTCCAGATCAATCAGGCGAAGGACGAAAACGGGGAGCGCAAGCCGATGTGGTTTGTCGGCCTCCTGACCGGCCCTGACAATTACGCGGATTATGCGTATGTCGGCCTGCTGACCCAGAATGGGGACTTCCGCCTGACGGCCAAGTCGCGTTACACCGGTGACAGCACCCCGGTCAAAGCATTCCAGTATTTCTGGAAATGGGTCTCGGACGGCGAGATGCCCCCGCACATGGAGATCCGGCACGAGGGCAGCTGTGGCCGATGCGGCCGCAAGCTGACGGTGCCCGAGTCAATCGATCGGGGAATTGGGCCTGAGTGTTTTGGTCGGATGGGGGTCGCCTAAGGGTGACCCACTCGGATGTGACATATCTCAACTGATAACCGGAGTCAACCAAGATGCGTAAACACCTGATCGCCGCCGCGCTGCTCGCCAGTGTAGCCATGCCTGCCGCCGCCTCGGCATCGGAGGCTTTATACCTAGAGGCTGCAAAGGAAGATTGCCTGAACAAGGCGGCAAAGGCACTACAGCCGCAAGTGCGTAAGCACAAGATAGACTGGAAGCTGTTTGTCGCCAGTCCCAAGCTGACTTGTAATATCAGCTTGACCGACGATCACGAGATCGAGTCCGCCAACGCGGTCCTGACCGAGTGGTGGGAGGCCTTTGGTGGAGCCTATAGCCAGGAGGTCAAGTGATGAAAACGTAGGAGAGACAGATGAACCGCGAACAATGGATGAGACGACAGCGGCGCTTTCAATGGTTTAGACATTGGTGGCCCGATAACGATACCACAACACCAAACTTACAAGAGGAGGAGCACCCAACAACCCGATCGACTCGAGAACCATTTACCGACATCCGGTGGGTTCGAAGTCCGGATGGAACCTGGATACGGGAAAACTAACACACCGCCTCCCTTCCCCTGGTAAGTCAGGAGACCACAATGGCAAAGAAGATCGCACGGTACTATGAAAAGGACTTCGAGGTCAATGGTCGCCGATTTGAATCCGGGTGGTATGTCTACGAAGACCACGCCTTTGTTATGACGGCTAAACGGTTTGAAAACAGACCAAAAGTTGGTCAAGATTGCGATGAAATTAGAAAGTAACGTAACGTATAATAAGAAGCCACGTCGTCAGAGAGAACCATACTACGAGAGCGAGCCATTACAAACGAGAGTACCATGCGAGGCAAGCGAGCCAGTATCAGGGAAGAGAACCAAAGTATGGGAGTGAGCCATATGGCGTGAGAGCACCAAAGCTAATGAGCGGGCCACTTCAATCGAGTGAACCATAATACAAGAGCGAAAGGAACTACAATGACTGACGATTTCGAAGACGAGGCAACCGACCCTAACTTTATCGACGACTTTAGTGTCGCAGTAAGACGACTGGGTCGTGAACTGCGGATTGCCGCAGGGAAAATGGGTGACGTCCAAGCCCGATATCTGGTATCCACCTATTACGATATGCAGCACGACCGGATCAGGGCAGATGCCCAGATGCGATCACAAGCGGATGACGAACCTGGAAACCCTGTCCTTGCATGGCTGGGAACCAGCTTCGAGGTACTGGAAGAAGGTATCAAGGCCGCCCTCGATCAGTATACGCAAAAACATCCGATGGGTGCCTGGATGCGGGAGATCTATGGTATCGGTCCTGTTATCAGTGCTGGTATTCTAGCCCACATCTATATGGGTATGTGGTGTGCAGTATGTCACGGTCGTAGTGAGGATGACTGCAAGTACCGACAGTCAGCAAAAAGCAAGTACAAGCGTAATGGCAAAAAGCCACCCAAGCATGTTTTCCAACCCATCATCTCTTGTCCTACTGTTGGTCATATCTGGCAATATGCGGGTTGGGCGGGTGACGGTCAGATACCTTGGGAAAAGAATCAACTACGCCCTTTTAATGCTCAGTTCAAGTCGCTATGCTGGAAGGCTGGCCAAAGCTTTATGAAGTTTAACAAGCGTCCCGAGTGCTACTATGGTCGCCTGTATAAAGAACAAAAGACCAAGTACCAAAAAATGAATAGCGATGGCAAGTATCGGGAACGTGCATTGGGATTGGCAAAAAAGGTAGGTAAGGAAACCGAAGCCTATGGTTGGTACAGTTCGGGTGTTTTATCTCCGGGGCACATTGATGCAATGTCTCGGCGGTGGGCAGTCAAACTATTTCTGGCACATCTGCATGTTGAGTGGTTTACCCAAACGTTTGGTTACCCACCACCTGCACCTTACCCAATGGAACATCTAGGTCACGCACACGTTATTCCACCTGCACCAAGAAAGAAATAGCCACACAGCACGAGAGGGCCATGAGATAAGATCGAGCCACAAGGTGTGAGAGTACCAAAGCCCGGGAGTGAGCCATTGCTTCAGAGAGTACCACAATATGTGAGCGAGCCAAAGCATTTGAGAGAACCTGAGAAGTCAAGCGAGCCACAAAAATAGAGAGCACCAAGACCAGGGAGCGAGCCATAAAATTCGAGCAAGTACCATTAATGGAGAGCGAGCCAGAACGCTGAAGAGAACCACAAACTTCGAGTGAACCATCAGGACAGAGAGGACCAAAAGTCGGGAGTGAGCCAGATGTATAGAGTACCATCACAAAAGAGCGAGCCATAGATAAAGAGTGGACCACTGAATAGGGAAGCGATTATGATCGATACGGACGTATTAGGGTTTGTTGGGATGATTGTGTGGGTAGGCGGTATAATGTTATGGTTAGCAACGTTAAAGTAAGCCACTAGTTGTGAGAGTACCAGGACAAGCGAGTGAGCCAGTACCCACTGAGAGCACCAAAGCTGATGAGCGAGCCCTACCTAGCGAGTGAACCACATCATCCGTGCGAGCCAAAGTAAACGAGAGAGCCACGTAAATCGAGTGAGCCATGGACTTGGAGAGTGCCACGACTTCGAACCGAGCCAAGAGCGTGGAGAGAACCACAGCGTGTAAGTGAGCCATACCAGCAGAGAGCACCAATCAGCTGGAGCGAGCCATAACCCGCGAGAGAACCAGGGCCTGAGAGCGCAAAAAAGTTGACACCCAGGGCTTGCAATCTAACGCAAAATGCTTATATGTAACATGAAGGCCACAGAGGCTTTTGATAGCAGGCGCACGTGAAGCTCACCCCATCCCAGCAATCCACATTTGATCTATTCTGCCAGGGTAGACCTGCGACGGGTCGTAGGGACGTTCTCCAGGATGCGTTCGATGTGGGTTTTGCCGGTAAGGTAGGAAGATATCCTACCCACAGCCACTCTTACGCAGCGTGGTTAGCCGGGGAACACAAGCGCCAGGCTCTAATCAAGGCAAGTCAGATGATTAAGGTCACCAAAGAGGGACTGCACTATATCGCGCGATTCCCGTATACATACGAAACCAAGGAGATTGTAAAGTCGGCTGGGTTCAAGTTCAATTGGGACGAAAAGCTTTGGAAGACCACCGACCCGATGATCGCCGCCAAGCTCGACCCGGCTATTGGTGCTGAGGCCGAACGCCAGGCGAACGCAGCCATTGAGGCCAGCCGGGCCACCGAGGGCTTTATCAAGGTGCCTGCACCCGAGGGGCTCAGCTATCTGCCCTATCAGCTTGCAGGTATCGCCTATATGACCAATCGAAACCGGGAAGGCTTCCTACTCGCGGACGAGATGGGCCTAGGCAAGACGATCCAAGCGATTGGGCTTATCAATGCCGATCCGAGCATCCAAAAAGTGCTCGTGATTTGCCCGGCCACACTCAAGATCAACTGGTTGCGCGAGATGAACAAATGGCTCGTGCGACCGACAACAGTTAAGATCGCCAATGGTCAATTCCCAACCGCCGATATCGTCATCATCAACTACGATATCCTCAAGAAGTGGCGTGCGGAGATCGACCAGGTACAATGGGACCTGATGATCGTTGACGAGTGCCATTACATTAAGAATTCCAAGGCCCAGCGGACCATTGCTTTGCTCGGCAAGTGGAATGCCAGTCGTGAGAAGAGGGTCTTCCCAATCAAGGCAACCAAACGGGTCTTTATGACGGGAACACCAATTGTTAATCGACCCGCTGAGCTTTGGCCTATCCTTAAATCGATTGATCCTAAAGGGCTTGGTAAAAACTTTGTAGATTATATCTGCCAGTATTGCGCCGGCTATAAGGCATCCTGGGGTTGGGAATATAGTGGTGCGTCCAACCTGCCGGAACTCCAGCAGAAACTGCGTAGTTCGTTTATGGTGCGCCGGTTAAAGGCCGATGTTCTCAAGGAGCTCCCGCCTAAGCGCCGCCAGATTATTATAGTGCCGCCCACCGGGGCAGCCGCAATAGCCGCCGTACGAAACGAGAGACAAGTATTCCGCCGGTACGAGCAGGCTATGCAGGCAGCAGAGGAAGCCGCAGAGAGGGCACGCTCCCACGGTGACAAAGACGGTTACCGGGAAGCGGTGCTCGAGCTGCATAATTCCAAGTCAATTGCCTTTGAAGAGATGTCCACACTACGCCACGATACGGCAGTAGCCAAGGTGCCTCAGGTTATCGAGCATCTAACCGAGTGCCTAGAGGCTGAGGAAAAGGTCGTGGTGTTTGTCCATCACCACGATGTGGCAAACGCTCTCAAGGAGGCGTTTCCGACAGCCGCCCTAGTCACTGGCCAAGTCAAGCCAAGCGACCGGATCACGCAAGTCGATCGGTTCCAGAACGATCCGGCCTGCCGGTTGTTTATCGGGGGTATTCAGGCAGCGGGGGTTGGTATCACACTGACCGCAGCACAGCACGTAGTGTTTGCCGAACTCGATTGGGTTCCGGGCAACATCAGCCAAGCTGAAGACCGCCTGCACCGAATTGGGCAGCACGGTAACGTTCTAGTCCAGCATCTAGTTTTTGACGATAGCGTTGACAGCTACATGGCCGCAACTATCATCGAGAAGCAGGAGATTATTGAGAAGACTTTGGATTCAATCGCACCACGGGTCCGTGCACCGGAGCCCGTATTAATTCCGCAGCCCCCGCAGCCGCAACCAGTCAAAAAGATCCAGGTGGAGCAGGGCCTGCCCCTTCTAGATCGTAACGAGGACATCCCATTCTAATGCAGACACACAATCCTGCACTACTAGAGCTCCTAAAAATGGGCGAAGACTTTGCCCGAGAGTGGCTCCTAGAAAGACGCAACAAAGAATTGATTGCAATGTATCATCTGATTACACCCGATGGTAAAAGCGCGGTTCTCCAATGTCCCTGGAATGGCGATTTTGAAAAAGACTTAATGATCTCCATGATCAAGTCCAAGGCGCGGGAGTTAAACGCGATCGCCGCAATGTATATCGCAGAGGCTTGGGCCTTGTCCGTACCCAAGGAGCAGGATAATCCTGACTTACTGCGGCCCAGCCTGCATCCCGATCGGGTCGAGATCGTACAGATCGTCGCATTTGATGGTAGTGAGATTATCGCCAAAAGCCTCACGATGATCCGGGACAAGATAACCGGTCGACTTACCAGATTAGATGCAGATGAGGTGATCACTACCGGACTTGGTGGCCGCATGGTTGACGGTATCATCCCACCAAAAACAGTCCACTAAATGGAGATCGACAATGCCTTCGCAGAGCAATCCCGAAAGCGATGTGCCCCTGTCGAATGCACCAACCACGAAAACTGCTGGGTCCGGTTGGGAGGAATTAGCACAATCACTTCGGCACAAAGATGCCGAGCCTGTAACGGAGCCGTCCAACACTGGAAGTGGAAAGCCCCGGTTTCGAAGGACCAGTCCAGCCAAAAGCGCAAATGACTATAGCGAATTGCGTTTAAACCCATCCTATGTATTCGAGCTACCCCAAGACAAGATGCTACTAGTGTTAAAGGCATTAGGTGGTAGGCTCAGGGACCACGAGATACGTGATGCCCGAATACTTGGTGATGAACTTACCGAACAACGGGCTTCTGAACTGGAACGAGTTGCCAATCAATTACGGAATGCAATCAGATGATTCATGACTGGAACAAGGATGATCCAATACTATAAACTTATCGGGAAGCTTGCGGTACCCTGTTCTAATATGTGGGAATGGGCGTATTGGTTTGAAAACTCATTAGATCAACGTCGAGTGGATCTAACGGAAGTTGGACCCCTTAGAGTTAGTACAGTCTTTCTTAGTCTTGACCACGACCATTTTGGAAAAGGTCCATCACAGCTATTTGAAACAATGATTTCAAGTGACGAACATGACTGGCTTAACTACCAGACTCGATGTGAGACTTGGGGTCAGGCTGAAGCAATGCATCAGCTTGCAGTGGACTGGGCTAAGGCAAAGTTAGCCGAGATCGAGAAAGAAATAGCACGCCTGTCAGTGCCTGGAAGCTGCTAAACGGCTACGGGATATGCAGCGCTAGCAGAGGCTTGCCTTTTACGCAGAGAGGGCACCGAGAAACGGCCTCATCCTATAGCCAATCGAACGGCGACTAGAATAAGGGCAAGTGCACATAACATTACTAAAAGTGCAATCAAAAACTGCTCTATTACTTCCAGCAATCAAGCACATCCGGTGTTATAACTACACTCCCGACAGTACTCACACGTGCCTGCCTTAACGAGGGCTGCGTTATGACATTGTGGACAGAAATTACCGGTTATCTGGTGTGAGTGAGAGGTAAGATCAAAACCAATAGCACCAATCTTTTGACTCAATTCTTTCATCTGAGAAGCAATAACTTCAGCAGCCCCCATGATATTGATAGCCTCATCAGGCTTGATATTTGCCAGGTCATACCGACCACAATAGGTGATCGCTAATTCGCGGGCGATATAGTCAGCAATCGAGCTAACCATCTTTATGTGATTATGACCCTCGACAATCCCCGCGGGTTCAAACTTGGTGTGCAGAAAATTCTTAATGTACTGCTCCACTGGTATACCATGCTGAAGACCCACACTAACAGCAATAGCAAACAAATTACCCATAGCACGAAGGGTTGATCCTTGATGCGCCAGTTCAAGAAAGATTTCACCGGGCCGTCCATCATTATATTCCCCAACATGCAAATATACGGATTGCCCGTCAATCTTTACTTTTTGTGTATACGAACGACTACGCCGCCAAGGTAGCATCTCACGGGTAGGCAAAGTACGGGTAGTTGAATTCCAGGTTTTTGTCGGCTTCTGTACAGAAGACAGAGGCTGGGTAAGTTTAGATCCATCCCGATATAGGGCTACAGACTTTAACCCCATACGCCAGGCACCCAAATACACCTCACTAACATCTTCTACTGTTGCCTCCTTGGGCAGGTTAATCGTTTTACTAACTGCACCGGACAGATAAGGTTGCACCGCAGCCACCATCTTTACATGACCCATCGGATCAATCTCATTTGCACAGGCAAAGATTGGCAAATGTTCTTTTCTTAACAAGTCACAATCCTGTAGGCCACCAGTACGGGTTACATGCTCTACAATACTATTTACTTCATTTGGGGAATAACTCAATCGATATAGAGTTGGTTCAATACCTTGGTTGACGATGTCCATTGACCCGCCACCTGCCAGGCTTTTATGCTTAACCAGGCTATAGTCAGGTTCAATGCCAGTGGTATCACAATCCATGACAAAACTAATAGTACCGGTCGGGGCCAGCAGTGTAACTTGCGCATTGCGGAACCCCCTTTCTAAGTCTATCGACTCATTCAATTCAACAACCTTTAACCAAATGTGGTTTGATGTTATACCTCTGATCTGATTATAATGCAGGGCTATTACATCTTCCATTGGTTGTTTGTTCACCTCCCAACGAGGGAAGGGAGCAAGTGCTTCAGCCATTTCATTACTGGTCTTGTAGGCTTGAAAGTGCATTAGTGCAGTAACCGCAGCCGCGGTATTACGACCTTCCTCACTATCATACGGGTAGGTCATTCGCATCAGCAGACCACCGAGATCCGCATAACCTAAACCTAATGTTCGATAGTCATTAGCAGCTTGAGCAAACTCTTTTGTCGGGAAGGCGGCCATCGTTACACTAATATCAAGTACCATAGTCCATATTCGTGCTGCATGACAAAAACGATTAACATCAAATTCACCATCATCCTGCAAAAATGCCGTTAGACGAAGTGAAGCCAGGTTACAGGCATTACCATCTAAAAAGTGAAATTCCGAACACGGGTTTGTAGTACGGATCTCACCATCATTAGGACAAGTATTCCAATAGTTGATCGTATCATGAAACAGAACACCAGGATCCGCACTAGCCCAAGCGGCTCGACATATCTTATGCCACAATACACCAGGTTCAAGCGATTTAACAACCTCATTTGTCGTACGCGAGATCAAATCCCAGGATTCGGGTTCTTCAGGTTCACCATCAATCATCTTCATAAATTCGTCGGTAATCCGGACTGAATTGTTGCTATTCTGACCACTAACAGACCTAATCGCTTCTTCTTCCCAACCAATACCAAACAGTTCGGGTTCGATTTCATGATGAAACCTATCAATCGTTGCGCTAGGGACAGCAATATACGGGTCTTTGCGTGCGTCACCGATACCCATATAATAATTTCGCATCAGCTGACTACCCACATACATTGCCGCAGCCTTACTTTCCTCGCGTACCTTCCAATCAATAAACTCCTCAATCTCCGGGTGATCCATATCTAAGATCACCATCTTTGCTGCACGCCGTGTAGTTCCTCCACTCTGGATCGCTCCTGCCGCACGATCACCTATCTCCAACCAAGACATAACACCGGAAGCCGCACCACCACCGGACAACTTTTCACCCTTGCTCCGCAAATCACTAACATTAACACCCGATCCGGATCCATGCTTAAAGATGCGGGCCTCTCGCACCCACAGATCCATAATCCCACCCTCATTGACCAGATCATCAGTAACGGGGGTCAAAAAGCAGGCATGGGGTTGTGGACGTTCGTAGGAGTTTAGCGTCAGAAATGGGTATGGCTTTTCACCACTTGTTTCATCACCTTCGTGCATTGCCCATTGCCCGGAATCCGGTCCCGCAATACCATAGGCCCAATGCAGTCCTGTATTAAACCATTGTGGGGAATTAGGTGCGGCAACCTGCATGGCCAACATCATATAACATTCATCATAAAAGACTAGGGCATCTTCTCCATTAAAGTAGTTGTGCTTCCATCCCCAATAGGTCCAACAACCTGCTAGCCGATGAAACACCTGTTTTGCTGATGTCTCGAAACCAAACTCGGTATAACTAGCAGTGGAGCGACGCAGCCAATCAGGTATTTCAAGTTCACTACAGGGAATAGTATGAAGTGGTATACCAGCCTTGCGAAAATACTTACTAGCTAGAATCTGGGCGGCATTATCCGACCAGTGTACGGGTACTTCGACATCAGATTGAGCAAAGATGGTTTTCCCGGTCTTGCCATCCTTTACCAAAACGTCAACCCGCTTCCACTCAAGTTGAGCTTCTACAGGAACACCAGGCTTTGTATACACACGCTCAACCTTCATTTTACGGATTCCTTGTGGGTCTAGTCTTTAAACCTATAGTTTGGAAAGTGCTGACTAAAGTAACTCTTTAACAGCGCTTCAGCCGCACTAGGCCCAAACTGTGACTGATACGTTAACAATTGATAAATCTGTTGGTGTGGTAAACCAATTGGTGCATCATTAATCAATTTTCTAATTCTTACATGTAACCGGTCAAAGGCATCCATTGGTGCTAGATAACTAACGACCAAGCTCATGTCCCCATAGTAAAACGTGAAGCTGTGGTAGTACTGTAGCATTAACAAACTTTGGACGTTTGATCACTTCACCAGCCAACCATCTATAAGTTAGTAATACACTCATTTCTACATCGTCACCATAACCCTGTTTAGTCCCAGATGACAAGTACAAAGTAACGTCAGGTAGAAAATTGCGAATCCGTTCTGCCCAATCCAGATCTGCCTCATCAAATATCACTATCTTTAACACCATACGGGCCCGCAAGCGGGCCCAATACTTTTGCAGAACAGCGGGATCTAATCTATCTTGCATACCTGAGGAGGGTGGTTTGGGGCTAACTGTAACAAGATCACAATATTCTAACCAATCATGCCATATCGAACCTTGTGTCTCAACGGCAAGTTTAAACAAATGCTGCATCTTTAAAGTTAAAATGACCTGGGTCAGATCCCAGGCGACGGGATCCCCACCGGAGATGGTTACCCACCTTGCCTTTGGTAAAGCAAGTATCTTATCAACAATTTCCTTAGGTGTAAGCCTAGAGGCAGTCTGTTTAATTACGAGTGGATCAACAGCGTGCATAGAATCGCACCAACTACAACGATAGTCACAACCAGCAGTGCGAATAAAATGTGAGGATTGACCTGCAAGAAATCCTTCTCCCTGCAATGTATTTCCAAAAATCTCGGAAATAAGGATCTTATCCGGCATTGCTTATCCCCCTGATCAGGTTTACCTCATCGTTTGGAGCCCAAGGAAACACAAGCCAGTCATCTTGCTCTACTTCTGTGTACCAATGATCACAATGATCCATTCCCCTGGGTTTCACAAATGGAGCAGCAAATGTTGCTTCCGGCCAAGTATCCCGAAGTCTAACAAATGTCTTACCCGTATCACATACATCATCTACAACCAATATCCCATAACTTGCCTTTATAGGTCGATGTTCAACATAAGTTAGATCAATAATCGGTAGATCTAACTTATAGGAGATGATTGTTGCCGGTACCAACCCACCCCTAGCAACAGGAACAATACCTAGAAAGCCAGGAGGCAGGTTATCTATTAAACCGGAGCAGGCGTCAACAACGCCATTCCACGAAATATAGACTTTACGAGGCTTCATGGATAGCGGTGTTTCCTGCATGTTCAGATACCTTTACGGATACTAGTCGTACCCTGGGATGACATGTCGTGCTTTTTAACAAATCATTAGCAAAGTTAAAAGCCATCTCGGCAAACTTTTCACAACTAATCTCGTCTACTACCTTTAAATCGAGAAGTCCTTGCATATGGGCTTCAGCGAACCAAGCCATACCAGGATCATTTCTTGCCACAAGAGTCTTATGGTCAAAGTTGTCCTTTAACCATTCTTTCAGATCTTTCAAGTTACCAAAGTCAAACACCCAGTTCTTATCATCTAGTGTTTCAGCAGCAAACTGAAACTCCAGGGCAATAGCGTAACCGTGAACAAAATGGCAATGGGAGTGGTTGGCTTTCCACTGCCGAAAGGCCACGGAGAAACCCTCTTCGTGACCATAACGTTTGATCACAGAGAACATCTGCATCACCTTAAAAAAGGAGTTAAGGGTTCGGGATTGCTTTATTATACGACAGAGGCTATTTGCCAGCGCGATCCGACTAAATCCTTAATCACTATATAGGATTCAGAAAAGGAACCATGTGTAAGTGCACGGTGGTCCAATAACCAAATACTTTTATCTTGAGATTGTGCTCGATACGCTAAATCTTCTAGTAGATTTTCTACACCCTCGCTAGAAAGCCAGGCTGTAGGCTCGTCCCAGACTTCAAAATTAAACTTTACGCCTGCCCATCTTTGTATTAAATTGGCCAAGCCTAAAGAGACAGCAAGCCTCGCCCTTTGTCCTTCACCACCCGATAGTGAGTCAAACTTGGTTGATATACTATTTGGTGCAGTAACTTCTACTTGCACACCTAGCTTAACTGTACCTGACCGGGTCTCGGTCGCGGTCTTAAACCCAATATGCCAGTCAATCAAGCCTAATGCCAATAACGAGTTTCTAGTCTCTACTGTCAGTTCCTGTAACACGCGTTCTAGACAAAACAACCTAACCTTGCGAAAACCATTACGCCAGTAATTGTAGTGTGCTAACTTAGAGACTAGAACCCCTTCTTCTCGCTTCTTTCCACGCAAGGTTTCTAGAAGCAGCTTCTTTGATTCAATCGTTTCCTTGCGTTGTCTAGTATACGGATTGGTTTCGTTTCTGCACTCAATCAGTTGTTGATCTAGAATCCTCTGTTCTCGTTTCTTACCTGAAATTCGCTCATTCAATACATCAATCTGTCGCCTTGCTTCATTATACTCGTTTATCGCTGCATGCCAGGCATTTTGTGCCTCATTCATATTCTTATTCCAAGCAACAATCCGACCTTTTGTCTTTTCAATCTTTGCTTCTAATTCCATCTCCTTAATGAGTAGTTCTGATCTATGTTGTTCAGCAAATTCTAGGGTAATCAACTGCCCACAAACGGGACAATTTTCATTATCATCAAAGAACTCAATTTCTTTCTTTATTCTAGCAACTTCAGCATTATCAATACCTTCAGCACGCTGCAAACCAACTACCCTACCTCGAGCATCCTCATAATCATGCTTCATAGCGATACTAGTATCTAGTACCATTTCGGGTACTTGTTTTGTCAATTCTAGCACTTCGGTTCTTACTGCACCAAATCTATTAATCAAGTCTGCTAGTCTGGTTTGTTGATCTGCTCTCCAAACTTGTTCTTGTTCTAACAATTTGGGAAGGCTAGGTAAGGCATCGATATGTCCCTTTGTCCGGGCTAGTTCTAACTGAACAGCGGTTAATTGTTTTGTACACCCGGTCCAATGGTCAGATGCCTTACCTGCGGCGCGCATCCACAATTCAAGATCTAATACTTCATCTAACAAGTCTCCTCTTGCTGGAATAGGGAGATCAATAAACAGTGGTACAGCCTGTCCAAAGACAACCGAATTTAGAAACCTATCCCGAGACAATAATAATCGATTAACTTCTACCTGTTCAACACGATGTCCATTAATATAGACTCGATCAGGTGGTGCTGTACGTTTTATGCGGTAATCTTGATTATCTACTTGGATTAACGTCTCGACCGAGAGGTCCTTATGTCCATAGGATATTAGATCGGATGCTCTAGTACCCTTTACCGAAGTACCATACCAACAAAAGCATACAGCATCCCACACGGTAGATTTACCGGAACCATTTGCTCCAAGCCGTGGTTCAGCCTTATTATCACCGGATATCAGTTTTAGACCTGACCCATTGGTCAGCTCAATAACAGTTTCATTTACAAAGGATTTAAAGTGCTTGGGTTTTATCTCTTGTATAGAGACTTGTTTCATCTACCCTCGCAGTTATCACCCTGAGCGGCCATTGTACCTTCGGCTACTCGAATATCAAGTATTTCTTTAAGGTCTGTCAACTTTACACAACACCAACCATCCGAAATCCTTCCCAAATACCGACAAGTATCTAGATTATTCCAAGGCTTACAGACATTCAGTACATGATCTTTATCAAGAATTACGTGTTTCATTTAACAACTCCTCACCTATTGCCAGCATCTCATCAGTAATACCTTCAGTCGCCGCAAATTCACGTAATACCACCTCAGGAGACTCAGCTGGATCCACATCTCTATGGCCGTATTCAGACTCGACTGCAACTTCGGTTCGTCTAAGGGTAATACCATTTTCCCTTGCCCACTGATCTATACTTGACTCCGCTAAACCAAAATTTTCTAACTGATCGGATGGATAGTTAAACCTAATAACAACTTGATCACCAGGATTAACCTTTGCCTTTAACAGATCATGTACATCACTAATTTCAAGAACAATCTTGCGGGGTGGAGATAACTGTATTTCGTGGGCAATATCAAACATCTCGTTAAGTACTAACATTCTACAGGGATACTTATCACCAAACTTGACGGGGTGGGGACAACCTACGTAGGTAACATTTCGGACAGTTTGAGGAGTATGTACATCCCCACTATAAAACTTAACCCTACCAGGAAGCATAGGTAGATTATCACTCTCAACAATCTGCCCATTTTCAAACATTGAGCCCCTTACCGTTGCGTGCATAAAGATGCACTTTGCCCGGGACAATTTTAGATACTGCCAATCCTCTCGTGGTTGTGCAGTAAAGGGTAGTAACAATAGATTACTATCATACCATGTAGGTTTACTAACATATTCAATACCAGGAGTATTTGCTTGCGACAAAAACGTAAAGTAGGAGGGTGGATGCAGGGTGGTATCGTGATTACCACGTAGGATATAGACCGGAACAAATATCTCTCTTAAACAGCCAATAACTCGATTTACAAAGGAAGCCGAGAAACGATCTTTTCGATCAAAACAATCTCCCAGTATAAATAGATCAGATATACTATACATACTAATAGTCTGTCTAATCCCATCAAAAACATTCCATCGATATTCGTTTTCTGGATTTTCGTCTAGGTGAAGGTCAGTTGTGAGGAGATACATTATCGAATCACCGGCCTACTTAGATGTTCGCAGGTCTCAAATCTTAACTGCCTAATATTTCTAATCAGCTTAGTTGTATTATTACACCAATCCTTCCATTCTTCTTCGGTAATCTCCATATCATTTTGGACAATGCTAGCAATGCCATCAATCTGCACATTTAGAGCCTTCCACCGATAAAATAGATCCTCGTCAGCCTTTACTTTCATTTGTGTTCCCCACAAACGATCATTCTATCGGAAAAGGTACTAATCTCACCCACTTGATAACGCAGCAATTCATCCGCAGCCCTTAATAGGCGTTCATACATTGCTCGCTTTTCCGGGGTTATCTTTGGAACAAGCGAAACATCAATGTTCAGCCCAGCAGCCAGTTCTTCATCAGTCATTTAGCCCGCCTTATCATAGGACGCCTAACCCTAACCGCGTCGTCAAACAATCGAACATCCACTTTCCAATTATTTAATACGATTAGTGGGCTTTCCGGAAACACGGTATCATAGGAACTAGTTAAAACAACCGTGGGAAATCTATTTTGTCGTGCAATCAACATTGGTCGTTTTTGATAGCGTAATGATTCTCGAAAACAGATCTTCCAGAAATTACTCAATTCACCAGTTTCACAAATAAAACCACGACCAAAGTTTAAGTTTTGAACATGTTTACATTCCACAAACGTTTTCTGACAGAAATCGTAAGCCTCTTCACCAATCGCAGACAAGTCACCACTTTGTGTTAGATTTACCTTATCCCTATTCATCTCAATAGTGGCTAAGCCACCTGACATTGAACTACGCCAGAGAAGATCCGACCGCCTACCATGGGATAACCAGAGGGAGAGCTTACGTGCTACCTCTCTCTCAAAGGCCCCACCCTTTGCCTTGCCTCTACCGGCCAGCATTCAATCTATCCAAGCCCAGACAATAGCTGGTTTGGTAGGCTTAGTTAGTTTAATTACTTGTTGATAGTAGTGCTTGGCAAAAGCCAATCGCTTTGCGTCACCACCACCTGACTCAAACCTAGCCATTAGTGAAGCCGCATGGTCAAGATTTCGAGATTGAAATAACGACTCTAACATACCCATTTCTCTTAACTCAATCATCATAAACTCTAATTGACTATGTAAATCACACCATTTTTGACCATACTTAACAAACAGCCTTTGCCTACGTTCCCCACCCCATTGAAATAGGCCTGAGTAACGACCATTATCAGTACAGGTCTCAAACTTGCTGCCCACCTCAATTTGCGCATTTGCTAGTATAGCAGATATACAAGCTGGACTGCAATGATGGGCAGCAAGCCAAGACCAGATCGCTAGAGAAACCAGACTACTTCCCCCGAACGTTCCTTACCCAATGCCTCCAAGCCTTAAAGATCCCGATAAAATACCGGTGCTGCGATTCGGTCAGATCGTCCATATAGAGATCCTGAGCCTGCAGATCATGTAGGTATGTCAGGATATCTTCAGGACTACGATCAAACCGCTTACCGTACTCACGCCCATCAACACCATCCCAACCACTATCGACCATTTGATCAGCAACCAAATGGGTAGGTTCTACCACACCATCGGTCATATTGAGCTGCTTCAACATGGCCGCAAAATCATAGTTCACAGGTGGTGGTGGTATAGGTTGATGACCCCCCATATCAAAGGGACTAGGCTCGGGTTCGAACATCCCGTTCTGCGACAGAACAAAACTTTCGATCAGATCCCACAACTCCGGACCACCCTTGTGCCAACCAAACCTGCGGCGTATTTCAGCACGAGGTGGAACAATATTGTTTGATTCGTTCCATTCGTGGAACAACTCCCTCAGGGTCATCTTTCTGTAGATATCATCACCATTAGCCATTTTCCTCTCCTCTCTATCAATTACGTCTCTTCGCTACTCTACTCACCTTAAACTTTTCTTCTACTTCCCTCCACAAGTCAATAGTGTGCTGTTTTAGTTCGGAATCCAAGCCATCCTGTTCTACAGTTTTGATTGCTTTTTCTAAACCTAAACCCAACCGATGACCATTAAAGGTGTACGTACTCTCACCATTTATTCCCTTGACAAACTCTAGATTGCCTCGAATATCATCAATCCCATAAGTATACAGGATGTTTACCGGAGTGCTACGAAAGGGTTCCCATACGGATGATTTATACACCTCAATCTGGGTCTTTACACCCGCCACACGGGTTACCTTATCCTTACCTATCACCTTTTCACTTTTTATACGCATGGGACTATGGCAACGCAAACGAAGACTAGAATAGAATCCGATTGCCATACCACCCGGACTGCTATATTTTTCAGCAAACGGGCCTGCATCGATATTTTGTCGTACCTGATTACTGCACACCATCAAGATATTACGTTGGGCTAAGATACGGGCAACCTTACGACATTCCTCACTAAACTCTTTTGCCCTGCGCATCCCATACTGGTCTTTATCTGATAGTTCCATCTCGGTGGATAATGCGGCTAACGAATCAGCAAAGAACCCGTGTACGATATCAATTCCTTCAGGATCCCATTTTCTAATTGGTTCAAACAATTCCTTTACCGTATCAGGTGTATCATAATCAGCATTACTAACCTTAAAACCAAACATTTCAGCAAATTGTTTGTTTAAACGAGCTTCGGGATCGCGAAACATAACGGCACCACCCTGACGCTGGATAGCACCGGCAATCTCACATAGCAAAACAGTCTTGCCACTACTAGAGGGACCAAATATCTCAACCAGGATACCCCCTGGTATACCACCTTTAGGAAAACGACCACCACTAATAGACAGGTCCAATAATGTACTACCTGTTGAGATAACTTGTTCACTACCGACAGTCTCAGCCCTTTTCTGTATTGGCTTCTTTACGTGTTCTTTTACTTGTTTTGAGAGTGAAGCTATCGGTGCCCGTCTTTCCATATCCAGTACCCGTTTGAGCGTGCAGAGAACGATTATAAAGGGTTCGAACGCTATAGCATTAGGTGTCGAACCCTTTTACGCATAGCAGGCACGTACAGGCGTTACGCTGCCGCACCTGAAGTGGTCATTTCAGCACACTCTGCCCAGATATCACAGTCTTCACAATCGGTAAACTGATCACAATCCTTACCAAAGCGATGACCGTGGGGGCAACGTTCTGTTGTATCACTAACAGCAGCGGCACCACCATTAGCCGGTGCGGTTCGGCGAACAACAGTCCGTGGAGCTGCAACGGTAAGTTCAGGATCTGGTTCTACGGGTCGAACAATCCGAGGTCTTGGTCTCTCAACCGGTTCCTCAACTACTTCTTCTTCAGGTTCGGGTTCTGGCTCCGAAGCGGGTCTGGAACGACGTACCGGACGAAGATCGGTTTCTTCCTCACGAGGAGCAACGGAACGACGCAAAGGCCGGGCATCAGCCTTGGGTTCCTCATATTCATCATCTTCGTCAACCTCAGCACCCACAAGAATACGAGTAACTTCCTTGTAATCCTTTATATCCAATACATTGTCCAAGGAAGGCAGGGCCCTTATTTCCTCCTCATCATAGGGATTATCTCGGTCTTCAAAGTCAATACGCGAACATTCGGCAAAGGTATTCGTACCTAACTTCTCCTCGGAAAACCGAATCTTTAGCGTATAACCGTGGGCCAGGTCTGGAAAGTCACAATACTCATCATTGGACTCATCCAGCTCATCATCCAGTTTGTTCTGGAAGCAGAAACTGGAAATATCCCACAGATAAGCCTTTTCTTCAAACTTTTTATTTCTCTTCGGCACGACATAATACAGGATACGATCGCTAGCACGAAGTTCTCTAACTACCTTATCCTGCCAGTCCGTACCTTCTGACAGCAACTTTGCCCTATACTCACAAACAGGGCACTTTTTACCAATACTGGTCGGACAGACAACCGTAACATTCTCAGGACCGACATTGCGATGCAACTTGTACGGACGCTTATACCACAGCGTCCCTTTAAGGGCAACACCACGATCATCGTCTCGTTCCGGATGATTATCATCCGTTACAAAATAGGGCAGGAAATCCAGGAAAACTGTTGCCGGGGCTTCTTCCTTAAAAACATTTATCCCTCGGGGCACCAGCAAGTGACCATAGTTAGCGGCTTTACTACGCCGCTGCGCACTATTAAACGCAACCTTATCGCGAAACCCACCACTCTTCATATCCTTACGACCGAGAGCCATTTGCCCGCCTCCTTGCACAATCCAGAAACGTCTTAGTACCCGATAAATATCCAGCGGCTACAAACTTTGCCAATAGATACGAATAGAATGGTAAGAAAACCAATATTCCGATGATTAAGGCTATCAATTCCCAGCTCAATTAGGTTCTCCTAGTAATTCTCACTCTAGCATTTACTTCGCGTCTGCGAAGAGTACGTTCCTCCGCTAAGTTATGGGGAACTGCGGGGCCTGCAAAGTAGGATTGACCATGTAGTCTAACCAAATTTTCTAATGAGCTCTTACGATGCTCAAAGGATTTAACCACACCAACTGCTACTTCATGTTCAAACTTCTTATCAATATAATCCTGACTGACTAACATATATTCAGGATCCGTTATAACAGCTGCCTGTATTGAAGCTTCGGTTAATCTACCACCCATCCCTAGATTATACTGATCGGGGTTTGATCGAACTTGCTGGTCAAGTTGAGCTTTTATTACATCCAAACGCACCTTTGCCAAATCCATCTCTTTGTTCGTCTCAGCCGCATAGGTACAATATCTTAACATTCGGGAAGAATGGTCAAGCCATTCCAAGTCAAGGTGGTCTGGGTCAATCTCAATATCTGTTTCGTAGTCCAAAGCATTTGCTCCTTATAAGCATTATACGTTTACAGCCTATTCGGCTGCTCGAGGCTTTGTACCCACCCTAATTTCTTCAAGTCCACCACATTCTCTTAACGCCCTATAACAAGCCGCGGTTAAGCCAGCCCTTCCACTATTAAAGAATGGATCCATCAGATTGTTGATGACTTCAAACGCCATTTCATCCTTTGTCCTTATCAAAACGTTTCGCATATAATTCATAACACCACGACGTAAACCTTCAACATCTTCATCATCTTCAATTGCTGCCAATACGGTAGCTACTGGTTTCCACCCCCTTCTACCCAATAGTTCCTTTGCAAGGTGATCAGCAGCCTCTTCAGCCTCCTTTGCACCTGTTATTACTTTTTCACGGTCTTCAGGACTAGCAACTAAAACGGTTTCTAATAGGTTAATAGCATGACGGGACCAACCGGAAGACTTTTCCGCTATCATCCGAAGAAATTTCTCATCAATAGGGTTACCCTCCCTACGGGAAATACGATCCAATAAGGCAACCATCTCGTCTTCTTTTAACGGATACAAAACTACTTCTTGACAGCGTCCACGAATGGTCTTTAGAATTCGATCCCTATCTGTAGTACTCAACACATAATAACAATGGGATGGAGGATCCTCCAATCCCTTTAAAAAGGCGTTTTGTGCATCATTAGTCATCTTGTGACATTCATCTAATAACCAGCAGCGACGAATGCCCTTTAACGCTCGATAGTGTGCCTTATTTCTAACCTTTCTAACGTCATCAATTCCACGAAAATCAGCAGAGTCAATTTCTTCATAATCAACACCATCACAACCAAGATACTTTGCAATAATCCTACCTAGGGTTGTCTTTCCGCAACCTGTAGGACCCGTTAGTAAGTAAGCATGTGGTGGATCGTCCTGATCTAGTAATGCCTTTAACTTTGTTATCTGTTCTGCATTCTCTTTACCAACAATCCCACCAAAACCCAGGGGTCTGTGTTTGTGGTATAGACTCATTGAACCCTCACATAACCAAAATTGTGTGCCCAGCATATTCTAAAGGCGTTAGCTAGTGTTTGTAGTATTACCAAACTCCTAATATTCTGGGTTGCCGAAAAGACTATTCCATTTCTGACAATAAAACTACCGTAAAATGGTTGATTACTAAACCTAGGATTAACCTGATAGACTTGATCAGTAGGTCTAATCTGAAATACATCAACCTGACGGGCATTTACTTCAGCCATGTACCTCCTCCATCTCAGCCCAGTTCCCATCCACCTTACTAGCCATTACTTCCACTTTAAGGGGAACGATAAGCCAGGGCCACTCACGCATAACTTCTACTGTACAAATCTGCTGAACAAGGGAAACAACATTATCAAACTCATCCGGGTGTGCCTCGATAATACCTGAGTCGTGAATCTCACCAATAACCCCACTACGCCAACCTCGCATCCGCTCGACCATGCGAATCAAGCACCATAATAATACGTGAAACGCGGCGCCTTGCACCGGATAGTTAACAACCGCATTACGCGCCATTACCCCTGCACATCGAAATCCGGTCTTCATATCAAAGAATCCGGTTTTCTGATACTCGCTATACCAGTTCTTACGCCAGGCTGCATAAACCTTAAATCTGCGTTGCCAGAAATCATCTTCAACCTTTTTGACATGATCGGCAAAATCACTAAGTGATTCAATATCCTGACTGGCAAAATGTCGAGCGATAGGCATCCCATCAAACTCAATACCGTGATGGTCACGCCATGCTCCTGTACGGGGGAGCTTACACCAGGACACGGCGATATTATGTGCACAGGATTCGTAGTAATCACCATAAAATTCGGGAAATACAAAACCATTCTTGCTTGCCTGACGCAATGTCCCAAAGTTTGCTAACTTACGGACTTCAGTATTCTTACGCTTTAGGAGAAATAGATCTAGTGCCGTATCTGCGTGCATATCTGATGTAGGATCATTGAGGTAATCTATCATTACGGGATCTTTGTGGTAACAGGCTGCAATATTGACTTCTAATCCACTAAAGTCCACCTCTAGAAGCCTATACCCCTTTCTAGGAATAATAGCCTTACGACAGATGTCCATAGACTCCTTATCGCGTTTTGGCGTATTCTGCATATTAGGACCGGAACTAGAAGAACGATATGTTGCTACCGTGTGTAACAAGAAGTTCGGGTATAAAAAGCCGTCAACCTGATACCGTAGGAATTGACTTAAAACGTCTCTAATCTTCTTGTATCGACGCATTCCTAATAGATCTTCAATCCCATCAATGTTAGTTTGCCGTAAGGATTCTTCATCTACACTATCTTCATCCTTTTCGGTTTTGCGAAACGGTTTTACTTTTAGGTCCGCATACAATACAGCCCTTAACTGGGGATGACTACCATAACTGATCTTTGGAAACCTCGCAATCCAGGCTGCATACAGTTTGCTCTGTTTAAACCGGTGTTCACTTAACTTTGATTTAAGATCAATCCATTTTATCCTATCTTTACAATATTCAACATCAATACAGATACCCCTTTCCTCTACCTCGGCAAGGGTGATTGCCCCGGTATGCAGTAGATTATAGGCATCTAATAGATTCATTAGGTTCTCCGTACCATTGGGCGACGCTTACACTTGCCAAAGTGCCAACGTCCTAGACTTGCTAGATTATTCTCATGTCCACAGTGAGGACAAATACCTAACTGTTTCATTCCTCCTTTCTTACCTCCAGATAAGCCAGCCTTTCTAGCAATCTCAGATTTACGATTAGGAGGTAATCCATGAATTCCATGTTTTAATTCTACAACTTTTCGACCGCCAATACGGCCTGCTATCACACCAATTTCAGATCTTCTTTCAAAAGATAATCCATGTATACCAAGCCTCAATTCAACAATCTTACGACCGGCTATAAGCCCACCAATTCTACCCGCTCTAGTATGTGATTCAACAGAATGAATACCAATACCCAATTCATACATCAACAATCCATTTCTTCGAACCGCTTCTCTATGCTTATTACTATTTGCCGACGATTTAATAGCCGCTAACGTATTCGTATAATGGACCCCTCGACTATATCCAAATTTATCTGCCCATTGCCATTCAATATCTCCAGCCTCTTTATCTGTTTTGTCGTGCAGTTCTTCCAAGATCTCAATTTCAGGAGATGCTCCTTCTGCCCATTCATAAACTCTCATCCTATATTCAAGATTTTTCGTACAGCCCACTTTACGTCCTGGAATATGATAAATGGTATGTGTAATCATCCCTGTATTTCCATCATTTGTTTCTTAGCAAGTCTAAAGGTGATTAAGGAGTCGATACCACAGTAAACCAAGCATTCATCTTGACCATAACGATCAATAAATTCATATATACGATTGGGTGATCGAGGGTCCTTATCGTCAATAGATTTTAGGTAAGGTCCGATAACGGTATCGTAAGGCTTTACCCCAAAGTTCAAGAAAGCTTGCACTTTTAATCCACATATACCTGGTCGGTTATCGAGAATGTGTGCACATAACATTGAGTCCCATTTCCAGTTTATTGAAGTCACACCAAAATGCTCTTTCGAATATTCCTGTTCAAAACGAAGGTTGTGCGATATTTTTCCAATACGGCTATCCGATAAGATATTATGCCATGCTTCCACTACGCGAATCGATGCGTTATCAAGCATAAATGCGTAAGCACGATCAGCAGATATGGCAAAGGATGCACAAACTACACCATGTAGGATTGCCTTTAAACCGGTGGTTTCATAATCAAAGGAAAACAAGCCACCACCACGACGAGAGACCCTATTTAGGGCTGCTAGTATCTCTTCTTCAGTCCTGAGAATAACAACCTTTTTACGCAAATCCTCAGGCTTTGGTCGTGGTCGTTCCAATAGCTTTAACGCACGTTCAATATCTGACTTCCAGATAACTTCAACTTCAGGCTTCTTTTCTTCACGCATAACATAACTAGGGTGATAGGTTGCTGCCACCCAGCATCCCCAATCGGGAACTGGAACGGCACAATTTCTCCACTTACCAATCCTTTCATCAATATCAGGCATTAATGAACCTAATAAACTAA